GACCCTGATAAGAAATTCCTCGTTGTCTCTGCCTCTAAAGCACGAGCTGACGACTTCTCTACCTTCACACAAAGGCTCATCTTAGAGCTTCCTATGTGTCAGCACCTCATCGCTAAAGAGAACCAAAGGTGGTCTAAGATAGCCTTTGACGTAGCTCCGGCTAAAGCTTCTGGATCTCCTTCAGTTAAGTCTGTAGGTATCACAGGACAGCTTACAGGTAGCCGTGCAGACATCATTATCGCCGATGACGTAGAGATCCCTAACAACTCCATGACTCAGATGATGCGTGAGCGTCTGGCCGAGTCAGTGAAAGAATTTGATGCTGTTATCAAACCAGAAGGAAAGATCATTTACTTAGGTACCCCTCAGTGTGAAATGTCTCTGTACAACACCCTGACGGAGAGGGGGTACAAAATGAGGGTATGGCCCGCTCGCTACCCCTCTGTAGAAGCCTCTGAGAAGGCTTATGCGGGACGTTTAGCTCCGATGCTATACGACGCCCTTACCGATGACCTAGTAGGCTCTCCAACGGACCCAAAACGCTTTACCGACACTGACCTACTAGAGCGTGAGTTATCTTATGGTAAATCAGGCTTTGCTCTTCAATTCATGCTCGATACGAGCCTAAGCGATAGAGACAAATATCCTCTCAAGCTATCTGATCTAATGGTAATGTCATGTGATGACACTACAGCTCCAGAGAAGCTTGTCTACGGCATCATGAAGCCTCTCTTAGATCTTCCTAACGTCGGCCTAGCCGGAGATAAATACTACGCTCCTGAGGCTTCTGTGGGACGCTCAGAGTACACTGGAAGTGTGCTTGCGGTTGACCCCTCAGGTAGAGGTCAGGATGAGACAGGTTACGCTGTCGTAAAGATGCTGAACGGCTTCTTGTACATCACAGATGCCGGAGGTATTAAAGGAGGCTACTCCGAAGCTACCCTGAAGCAACTTGCGATCATCGCTAAGACATCTAACGTCAACCTTGTACTCATCGAGAGTAACTTTGGTGACGGGATGTTTACTGAGCTGTTCAAGCCCTACTTGTCCAAGGTACACCCTGTATCTATCGAGGAGGTCAGACACAGTAAGCAGAAGGAAGCTAGGATCATCGACACGCTAGAGCCTGTCATGAACCAACATAAGCTCGTCATAGACCCTAAGGTTGTCCAGAAGGACTACGACAGTGTTCAGGATCTCCCTCCTGAGAGAGCTATGAAGTATATGCTTGCGTACCAACTCACTCGTGTCACAAGAGACCGAGGTGCCTTAGCACACGACGATAGACTCGATGTGTTATCGATGGCTGTTAAGTATTGGGTAGACCAGATGGCCGCTGATGCAGACCGAGAAATCAACGATAAGAAGACTCAACTACTCTTTGATGAGCTTGATAAGTTCGTTAATGGGTTTAATACGAGCCTCTCGAATCGTAAGTCCTTGACTTGGATGTAGATTCTCTAAAGTTACACTATTGTATTTAACAATATCCCTAGGGTTCCCTATAGTATATTAGCTATGGGAATCCTTTAGGGTTCTTTAGGCTTTCTTTAGGAGTCTTTAGGGTTCTTGTAGCGTGTCAGGATCTTTAAGGATGGCTATAGGAGGCTTTAGCATCGATCCGATACGTACCTCCCTAGTCTAAATTAGAAGAAAAAATCTGAAAGGGTTACGTAGGGGTTGTCGACCGCGATTTTCCCCGTGCCATCCAACCTCTCGCGCCTCAAAAATCAGGCAACCACACACCCATCTCGACACACTATCATCGGCGGCCTAGGCAGGGCCTCGCATTGCACTAGATTTAATATCCGATCAGCACCGAAACGACTACATATAGAGGATCGCTTTTCGATGCTTTATCACATCAATCGAATCGGCATCCGGTGTCTGTGTGATTGCATCTATTCGTTTTCGTTTCTCTACACCAAAGCCTCTCAAAGCTTATCTATTGGTTTTCGCATCTTTCTTCTTGAGTGGTGACAATCTAGGCCGTGTTCTATCCTAAATTTCAGATTTTCCTTAAATCGCTACAGACCACGCCAGAGCTGACTTTGGAGCCTCTCAGAACTACTCTATAAGATGCTGTCTCAAAATTATTTAAATTAAACTACTTGCGACACCGGAAATTGTTGTGCTTATAATGGCACCACCACGAAGTGACACAGGAAAAAACGACATATAGAGAAGGGGCAGGGAGTGACATCCCCGAAGTTCAGTCTTCAGCCCACCGGTAAGAATCCGGCCCACGCCTTGGATGGTTGATCGTAGCTTGGCTCTCAACCTAGGCCGTAAAGGGATACACCGAACAAACGATACTGGTGTCGTATGGGATTGGTACCCATACCAAAGAAGAGTTACCGAGGCCAACAGGCCAAGACGAAACACTAGCCAATAAGGGGATCTAAACCATGGCAACTACAAAGCAAAACGTATTAGAAACAATCGCAACGAAAGTCATAGAGATGATGGAAGAGCACGGATCAGGTTGGACCAAACCGTGGTCTGGTTTCGTATCGGATCACGGCGCGCCTCGTTCCGGTGTTGGCCGCCGTTACACTGGCATCAACTCATTGTGGTTGACTGTCGAGATGATGGAACGTGGATACGATCAACCGATCTTCGCTACCTTCAAGCAATGGCAGTCACTCAATGCATCGGTGAAGAAGGGCGAGAAGGGTATCCCTGTAGTGTTCTTCAAGAAGATCGACATTGAGGACAAGGACACCGGCGAACGAAAGACAATCCCACTTCTTAAAAACTTCACGGTATTCAACATCGATCAGGTTGAGGGCGCGGACGGTATGCGGATCGACGGTGACGCATTGCCAAACGATCAGGAATGGATGGACGATCTAACGGCGGAGCAAATCATCGAAGCACAGAATGCTGACATTCAGCACCAAGCCGGTGATCGTGCCTACTTCTCACGAGACCTCGATCACATCGTGTTACCGCTAAAGGGCCAGTTTGCATCCTCTGATGGTTACTACGGTACGGCATTCCATGAGCTGACACACTGGACCGGCCACAAGTCACGCCTTGATCGTACCTTTGGAAAGCGATTCGGTGATGAGGCCTACGCATTCGAGGAATTAGTCGCTGAGATGGGGGCCGCTATGTTGTGCGCTGTTTCGGGCGTGACCGTCGAACCTAGGCCAGATCACGCTAAGTATTTGGCCTCATGGATTAAAGCGATTAAGGATGACGCATCGAAGCTAATGACTGCCGCATCCATGGCAGAAAAGGCGTCCATGTACATACTGGAAACAGCGAACCAAACACAACTAGTCGAGGCGGCTTAGGCCGTCTCTACGTTTACGCAAAAGAGGATAGACACCATGACAACTGAAATCACACTGGCACTAGGTGCAACACATACAGAGTTCAAAAAAGCGGTCATTTTGAGAGACAGCACCCTACGGCAAATCGAAGAGGCATTGGATCAAGCACTCGCCGATGAGTATGTGCTTCGTCTTTGTATGGATTTCCAAAGAAGACAGGCCGCTGTCCGGACTTGGTACACAGCCATTTCAGCTATGACCCAAGACGAGGACTTTGCATGGTCTTGGGAGTATGACATCAACGGTGATAAGTCATGCGAACGAATCCAAGACATCTACGCCAAACGAAACGGTTATGACCTGATGCTCCGCGCCAAGATGGTTCACCGTGCTGTTGACACAATCCCTGTCTGTTAAGCCGAAACGCCGCGAGGCGTTGACGTGGTGTGAGAGACCACGCCCTGATGAGGTATCTCGATAATCGCTAATGGGGAACTAAACCATGCGAATCACCAAAAGACTTCTCGAAGCTCAAGTGGTAGCGATCAAACAAGTTTTGAATCGTGACTATGAATTGAACAACGCGCCTCACTACGGCGGATGGCAACTCACAGAAAACGGCGGATCTACTGTCGTCCTGCATCGCTGTTCAGCGCGTGAAATGAATATGTTCTTGAACGGTTTCATCACCGCCCTTTACCAAAACGAAAAGGAATCTTAATCATGAGCAACTCAATGTATCTAACCATCGTGACATTCTTCGGAATGTCTCTTGTTTTACCTCTGGCCCTGATGCTTTACGGCATCGGGATCGGATCGAATGAGGCCGTCGCTATCGGCGGTCTGTTCTTCAGTATTGCGGCAGGGTTTGTT